CTCCCCTAATTTGTCCGTTAAAGGACCAAGCATTTCTTCTAGTGTCTTTGCTGTAGCACCCGGTGGTAAATCTCTTCCGTCACCAGCAAAACCGTATGGACTACTTAGTGAAGTATCACCACGCAATTGTTCTGGTTCTTGTGGGTCAAAGTGTACGTCTGCGACAACTCCTTCTGGTAATTCAGTAGGTTCAACAGATACAGGAAACCGATTATTAGCAAACAGTACATCAACAATCTGACCGTAAGCTGCAAGAGTTTTTGTTTTTGTAACTTTAATAAAGACACGTGACTTCTCCGATTCAGTAAACTGTACATCAGGTCCGTATAAACCACGGTAATTACGATAAGCCTTTAGCCATCTTTGCTCATCTTGCTCACGATAATCTTCTGCTCGTTTATATCTTTCACGAATAAATGGAATGATGGAAGATACGTCAGCATCTTCTGTTGTGCTATCCTTTACGTCTTCTAAAGAAATAGCCTCATCTTCAATCATTACAATATCATCTTCTGCCATATTATTATCCTTAATATCCAAATGTTGAATCTGCTACTGGCATACCTGTTGATGGTCTTCCGTGTGGGTCATAATCAAATATACTAAAGCGTGGTCTTGACATTATACCATATCTTAACGCATCGTACAAGTGGTCTTCCGAAGTCGTGTCAATATCTTCTGGATTCCTCTTGTCAATGGGCAAGGCAGGTAACTGTGAGATAATGTTTGTACAACTGCTAAAGAAAACAAGTCTAGCCTCTTCTGTATATTCATCTACCTGTAATCGTCTGTGTATTTCGTTTTTACCAGCAACACGACTACCTTTACTTCTGTCTGATGGTCGCCATCTACAACCTCTGTTAATCATCTGCTCTGCAAGGCTAGGACCAGTATCACCACGCTTATGCCAAAGAGAACTGTCAAGAACACCATACTTAATATTGCCATCACCTGCCTCTAAGTCTAGCACCATATCTGCTAAGTCAGTGGCAAGTACTTTGGAAGTATATAGTTCTCTATAGACAATGAGTTGCTCACTTGGGCTAACGGCAAACCAAACCACGCCACTGTATGAACCATAACCATAGTCACATGCTCTGAACTTAACCCAGTTGTTAGGTATATCAAAAGGCTCAACAACATGGATATCCCGATTAAATTCGGTAAACGCTGCCCCTTCTTTAATATCCCAATCACCATCAAGCAACTGTTTACGTTGTTGTTCAGGAAGCGAAAGAAGCATAGCTTCGTAGTCACCTGTGTCGGATAGATATGGGTTATCAGACAATCGTGCTGGGATAAACCTTCGCTTAAATAAGGCTTTACCAGCTTTGCTGTGTCCTGCTGGATATCTAAGAACTTCATTAGTTTCAATATCGGTTGCATCAAATGTCTTGTTATAAGGTGATGGGTCAATAAACATTTTCTTAACCCAGTGATGACCTCTTCCACCGGGGTTAGTTGTAGCCCTCATAAAGATGGGCAAATCAGGTGCAGTAGACCTAAGACGAGAACGCATGTAATTCCATGCATATGGTGACTGCCACTGTGTTAACTCGTCAAAGCCTATCCAGCTAAACGCTAGACCCTGATAGCGAAGAACGTCATCATCTCTATCAAGATAAGACATCCACAGTCTCGCACCAGAAGGGGCAGTCCACTGCATCTTTCTTTCTGACCATTTTATGCCAGTCCATATTTTAGGGTACAACTCTTGCGACTTAAATATAAGTTCACGAAGTTCTTCTGTTGTATGTCGTAACAGCAATCCACTAAAAGATGGATGCCCCATATAACGTAGTGGGTCTGCTAACATGGCGTAGGACTTACCACCACCTGCTGAACCACCATATAGTACTTCACGTTCCCCTGCTGCTAGAAAGTCTGTCTGCGGCCCGGGATTAGGTTTGAATAAAACATTAGCATGTTCTTCTTCTTGAAACTCACTTAGGTCAATGTCTTTAATTTCAACCGTTGGCTTTTGAGCCTGTTCTTTCTTCTTCAAGGGCTTTCGCTTTGGCGATTGCCTTTTCCGCATATTCTGCCCACTTGCGGATGCTTGCAACTTGGTTCTTACGCTGTCGCTCATTCTGTAACCGTTTCCTTAATCCTACATGAGATATGGTTCTACCACTATTAGTGACTAACCAGTTTGCTACTTCACGATAACTGTATTGATTTACGTGTTGTCTAGCTTTTTCTAATAAATCTAACTCTGTTGGTATGGGGTCAAGAATGTCAGGGTCTTCTTCATTTAACTTATACCCAAATGGTATGGTACGTGCTATGCGTGGTATCTGTACCCACTCGTTCTCTTCTTTAATATCTGTTGGTTGTGGAAGTTTCCACTTGCCTATACTACGTGTCATTTCTTTTTGCGATTATCTACTGTAGAAATTACCATGCCGCCTTTACGAAAATCCCGTGAACCTTTATTAGATTTAACAACACCACCTTTATTATATACATCAGCAGGGTCATCTACAGTACCTGAACCGTATTTTTGATTCATATCAGATGCAAAATTTGATAGGTTTAATATGTGTATTGGGTCGTCACCACTAACAGCTTTTGCTTTTAATTTTGTCAATCTTTTTTTTTCTCTTGAAGTTAAACCAGCCATTATTCATCCTCACTCGTTGCTTTAGGTGGCATAAGCATAACACCACCGCTTGTTTCTACTTGCATCTTCTCTGTCTTCACCAAACCTGAACGGTCTAGTAATTCTTTTGCAGCCGCCATCTTATCACGTATGCCTAATTCTGTTGGGTCATACAAAGCACCTGTCATAGCCATTGCCGCCTTTGGTGCATTACGTGCCATGTACATGGATGTAGCTTCTAGTATCTCGTCCTTTAGTCCTTTGACAATAGAAGTGGTAGGTGTGTTCTCTGCGTACCCAGCAATCTTCTTTGCCTGTACTACATCCCCATTTGCTTCTTCAAAAAGAACTGCAAGAAACTTTTGCTGTCTTTCGTTTAACTGACGTGTCATGCCATCTCTCCAGTATGCATAGCGTGGGCTAAACGTGTTGCTCTTGATTTTACCTGATTTGCCCACCTGCTGTCAAGCATTTCTTTTGCTGCAGTAGGAAAATCTTTTTCATGGATAGCAGCCCACATGTTTTTAAACTTCTTTAATCTTGGTACACCCATATTAAATGCCATGTCCATTACTATAAGTTGACGTACAGCGTCTAAGCTATCCACGCAAGGGTGCGCTTGGCATAGTTCTGTTTCAACAATCTGCACGTCATTCGTTGCTAAATAAACCGCATCATCTTTAGTAATACCATGTTCATATATAACATCCATATTAGGTATGTCCATATGCTCAAGTTCTGCTTTACTAATGCCACGGTCTTTTAGATTTCTTCCAATGCCAATTGTATCAATGCCTAGTGTATCTTGGTACACTGTAAGCACAAGACCTTCTCCATCAATTAGCTTCTTTATAAAGGTTTCTCTGTCGTATTTCATTTTTTCTCACTGCCTAACCAAACTGCGAATGCACCTGTCATTGCACCACTAACTACAGATATCATTGCACTCTGTTGTGTACTGATATCGTCTAATGAAATACCCCACTCAATTACTCGTATGTACATTATCGTCATTACAAGCATCATTAAGCGTGGTAGAATCTTGTACTCTAATATCGTCTTTGCAGCCATCTTTATTTCTTTCCGAAGAATTTAGTTGCGCTACGTACTCCAAAAGAAGCAGCCACAATAATGCCAAGACTATACTGATACCACTGAGGCATTGCTTCCAACTGGGCAAAACCATTTGACACAACCTCTTCCATTCCCGGTATGAATGCTAAGATTAATGGGATACTAAATAGGATGGTAAGCCACTCATCTTTCCACGAAGACTGACTACCTTTAGCCATCTCTAAATCCCAGTCTATTTCACCTGTAGCTTTCTTCTGCATTACTACAGCTTCAGCTTGTGCCTTGGCTACCTTGGTAGCAGACTGAGCTTTCTTTTCTTCTACCTTACCTTCAAGCCATGTACTAGCTATCTGAGATACAGGACCTATTAATAGATTAAGCACCTCGTCTAAACCTCGCAGTTTTCTTTGCAATTGCTTTCGGTTGCTTCACAAACTGTTTGCCCCTTTTTGTTCCTTGGCGTTTCGCTCGTGATGTTGCCGCATACTCCGCAGATGACAGGCTCTGTATCGCTGAAGTAGGTAGGTATCTTTCTCCAGTTTCTGCTGATGGTTTCCCAGATTTGGTTCTCCACTTTTGTTTCGTCCATGATTTTAAACTCTTTTGTGATTTAGCTAGTGTCATCTTACATCCACATTATTAAATATACTAAAAGTGCAATCAACCCTACACCAATTGCAAGTGCAATACCACCAACTTCTACATTATGTACAAAAGCATCGTGTTTCTTACGCTTGGCTATACGTGCTTTCTTTTCCGCTTCTTTTGCTTCTTGTATGCGTTTAGCACGTTCAGATATTATGCCTTCCCAAACACCAGCCCCAAATCTCATATTGATTAGGTTCTTCATATCTTGCATATGTTCTTGTGCAAGTTTGGCGTTTATAGTTTCTTCAGCAATTGAATTTATAGCAAATGGGTCTTTTTGGGCTTTACTTCTTTTCTTTTGTATCTGCTGTTCGCCCTCAAACATGCCGTCAATATATTTTGCTATATCGCCTATATCATTACAAGTTGTAATAGCCTTCTTTATTCCGTCTACACTCGCTTTGACAAGTGCAATACCTGCCATAGTTTCTGCTATCATAACTCTCTCCTTTTATGATATGCATGTTATCTGTACCCACCACCTTTTGCTTTGTATTGCTTTGCTAACATCTGGGCTTTTCTTGCTGACCACTGACCAGCACCACCGCCACTAGTGCCTGACTTTATTCTATTGAACAGGTTCTTACGCATTGTTGGTTTGGTATAGTTACCTGCTTTATTTACTGTTGATTTACTTGGAACTTTCTTCATACCTATCTAACTCCGTTGTGGTAAGTATGTCTCTTTTACTTTAACTGTTATTGTGACAGCACTGTTTGCACTAGCTAGTCCACGTAGTATGTCACCTTTAAATAACCAGAATGGGTTGTCATTAATTTGTAATAAACTATTAGCAGGTAGCTTAACTGTTTCTGCTAGGGTAAAGAAGGTAGTGTTTTGTACATCATACCAGTCTAAACTAAATGTCACTTCACTAGATGAAGCATTGTTTATATAGATGTTATCTACCTCTGCTTCATAGTTTGATGGCACAGTGTAGATGTTTTGATTAGCTGTAGTTAGTTCTAATCCTACTGTTCTATTTTTTGTCTCTGCCATACTAATTCTCTATATATACACAATATCAAAAGTTGCAGCAACTCGTAAGTCAGCATTTGAACTATCTGCTATGGCACGAAACTCAATATCTGTTTTCTCAGGTATTGGCTGTGGGCAAGTAATGTCTTGATGATATGAACCTTGAAATAAATCAAACTTATTCTGAGTACGAAATATACCGTTAAATTCACGTGTCATCATACGTATTGTAGCAACCTTGTTATTCTGTAGTGTAAATGCTGTAGCATCTATCTGAAACAAATATGCTGTATAACCAGCAGGTACAGTCCATAGTGACATTAAACTTTGCTGGTCAGCAATAGATAGATAAGCATAGGTAGTAGAACTATTAGTAATGCTGATATTGCCACTACTTGCACTACTGCCAGACACAAAAGCACGATAAACCCGAAGAAAACTTCCAGTGGTAGTAGCAGTACCTGAAGCATTAAGTGTGACAGTTTCTGATAACTCAGCATAGTTTGTGTCTAATCCTTGTATGGTTACTTCTACATTTTCATCAGACGCACCAGCACTACTTGTAGCTGTCATTGTTACAGCACTAGATGGGTAAGCATACAAACCACCTACATCCCAAATAGTTTCTTCTACATTCTGTATGACACCATTATATCCAAACTTGAATACACGCTTGTGTCCATCAACTAATCCACGTGATACCTGTAGCCAGTAAGGGTAGTCACCTACTCCACCACCAAATGATATAAAGTTTGGATAACTACTAATACTCATTACTTAATACGAACCTTATCAATACAGATGACTGACCATTTGTGTAGTTTAACATTACACCTGCCAAGCAGTCTAGCCGTCTTCAGAAATAGATGACTTAAAAATGTCCAATAGGCATCTAGTATAATATTTTTTAAATCTGCCATTACTTCTTCTTTTTAGCCATACCACCACGCATCATTTTCTTCTTAGCCATCTTAGCCATGCCACCGCCACGCATTCTCTTAGGCATTGTTGCGCCACCACCACGCATCTTTGTTACTTTAGCTTTACCCTTCATGTCTCAATCTCCGTCTTTCTACTACTAAGGCGTTATATGTGTCATCAGGAAAATGTTTATAGTATCCTGATTTCTGTAGGCTTAATGCCGCATCATCCAGTACGGACAATCTCTGTACGAATACCATACAGTATTCTAATTCACTACTAGTTATACCATCTTCTTCTAAAAAGTCAAGACCTGCATCACTAGCATCAAAGTCTGGATGAAATATCATAAGGTGTAAATCTTTACCTGCACTACTCAGTGCTTCATTCATGCCATCACATAAACCATCTAGGTATTCCATGCTTGGCATGTCTTCTTCAGCCCATACAACTATATCATAGTTATGTGCATCAAAAGATTTTACTGCGGCACATAAACCTTCTAGCCCAGTATTAATGCTAAAGACTACCTTATCATCTGCCCATGCTTTAGCGGCATAGGGGCAGGGTGGTAGTCCATTTAGCTTTACGTTTGGTATCTCAAGAAAGTTATGTGACCAATTACGTATATCTTGTTCTATAGGGTGCATTACTTCCCTGTAATTTTATTAAATGCTTCTGGGCTTTTAGCTTTTAATGCTTTCAGACCGGGGTTCATTGTAACTGAACCACCTGCTGCATACATGTGCTTCTTTCCATATGCCATGCCACCATCAGCCATTTTAGACTTAGCAAGTTTCTTAGCATCTTTCTTTTTCATCTTACCAACACCAATAGATACTACAGTAACATCACCACCTTTATTTAGCTTCTGTCCTCTGCTACCTTTACCACCTTCACCTGCTACAGGTGCGTAAGCATCTAGTACTTTCTTAGCATCTTTGCGTTCTTGCACAGTATATTTTTCAGGGTTCTGTGTAATTTCTAATGCTTTACTAGGAGACATCTCAGCCATTATTTCTTTTTCCTTCTATCAAGAACCATTACAGGATTTGTATATTTTTTATCTAACACGCCACCTATACTAAAATTAGTGCCGCCTCTTCCTGTTGCACCACTATCTAATTTTTTAATGTTAGCTTCAGAACCAGACATACCTTTTGTACCTTTACGTGCGCCTACAGAAGTTTCACCTGCTTTTGTTTTACCTTGTTTAATTAGTAGCTTTTCTATTTGCGCTCTTATTCTACGTTTTGCAGGACCTTCTGCTCTAGCTACAGCATCTCGCATTAAAGAAATTTGCCTATTAATAGGTAATTCGTCAAACGCTGCAGAATTAATTATTTCTCCTGTCTTAGCATCTACTCTTGGCTTTCTCGTATCTTTTGTTTTTTTAGAACCTAAAGTTTTTGTTTCAGGAAGTTTAACTGCTTCACTACGTTTACTACCAGCTTTAACTCTACTAGCTGCGCCTTTTGCTTTTGCACTTTGTGTATCAGCAGCATCTTTCTTTTCCATACGTTTTACTTTTGAGGCAGCCACTTTATCACCCTTACGAGCCTTCTGTTCCGCTTCTACTTTTGCCTTTGCTCTAGCACGTGAACCTGCTGTACGCTCTTGCTGTAAAAAACTTGGCTCTGGAGAACGTGTAACTTTACCTGCCTTACCTTTATCTACATCTGCTGCTGCACTG